TCCTATTAAGTTATTAAGATTATATATTTATACAGTTTAAGATACCAAAAACAAAGAAAATCTTAATAGGATAGAAAATTTTATCCTATTAACTAACCTATTAACCTATTAAGAATGAATAACGACAAAGATTTGCAAAAAGCCTATCATATTTTGGATAAATTAAAACCAGGCGAAATAATGGAATTAAATAAAATTGATAAAATAAGGAGAGATATTTTTATACTATGTGTTAAACAATATATTGATAGTTTTAAAACAGTTGAATTTAATACAGATTATAGTAAATTAAAAAAAAATAATAAATGAGAATGACAGTCGCAGAAAAAAGCCTAGCAATGAGTTACATACTCAGCCAGCTATTAACAGAGAATTTAGAGATAGTAATTTTAGAGGTAAAAGGGAAGCCGGAATACGGGCAGTTAAATGATAAACTAATGAAGTTAAAAGGAGCATCAAAAAACGCCTTTAGGATATTGGAAAAAAATACAGAGCAGTTAGATGATTTAAAAAATGATATTGAGGAGATATTAGGCAGGCTATGGGATTAACAAAATCAAATTTTATACATTTGTAATTGAATATTCATAATTATTTCAATATGGGAACAAGAGGCGGTGCAAGAATTAATGCAGGTAGAAAGCCAAAATCGCATGAGGATGATTTAAAAAATAAATTATCCCCAATGGATGATTTGGCCTTAAATTTATTAAATGACAAATTGGAAAATGGTTGCATGTTAGCATTAAAATTATTTATGGAATACAGATGGAGTAAGCCAAAACAGGAGGTATCAGTTGAAGGGGATTTAAACTTTAATGTTCCACCGCCAAATGTGTATAATACGGCTCCGCCATTGCCGCATTCAGAAAATGAAATAGATGTTTGATTGTTCTCCGGTATTTTATGAGAATTATAAGGCCAAAGAAAAGGTCTTAATAAATCAAGGTGGAACGGCTTCAAGCAAAACCTACTCAATTATGCAACTGTTATATTATAAGGCAGTCAATGAGCCTAAATCAGTAATAACAGTTGCTGGAGAATCATTGCCAAACTTAAGAAAAGGAGCTTATAGAGATGCGGAGAATATCTTTACTGATAATAAATACCTTCAATCACAATTAAAGTTTTGGAATAAGACTGAGCGGATAATCTATTTCAAGAACGGCTCACTGATTGAGTTTGTGTCCTTTGAAAATGAGCAGTCCGCAAAGAATGGTAAAAGGGATTATTTGTTTTGTAATGAGGCAAATGGTATAAGCTATCAGATTTATTGGCAGTTAGCAATTAGAACAAGAGGGCAAATATTCCTAGATTACAATCCGACTAATGAATTTTGGGCGCATACTAAGCTAATCGGTCAGACTGATACAAAGCTAATTATTTCAGATCATAGGCATAATCCATTTTTATCTGAGGATGATCACCAAAGGATTGAGGATATTAAGGAGCTAGATTTAGAGTTATGGCACGTTTACGCTAGAGGATTAACCGGTAAAATAGAAGGAGTTATATTTAGAAATTGGGCCGTATGCGAGGCTATACCTGAGGATGCGGAGTTAATTAGTTATGGTATTGACTTTGGATTTACAAATGATCCTACCGGCATAATAGAGGTTTATAAATCAGGCGGAGAATTATGGGTTAATGAGATGTGTTATGAAACCCGATTAACAAATATGGATATATGCCAAAAGCTTAGGGATTTTAAAGTAAGTCCGGAGCATGAGATAATAGCGGATAGCGCTGAGCCTAAGTCTATTCAGGAAATTTATGCAGAGGGTTTTAACATTCATGGAGCAATGAAAGGGCCGGATAGTATTAAGCAGGGAATAGACATATTGAAAAGGTATAAAATAAATGTTACCGCAAATAGCCATAACTTAAAAAAGGAGTTTTATTCATATATTTGGAAAAAAGATAAATTAGGCAAAATGCTAAATGAGCCGATTGATGCTTATAATCACTTAATAGATCCGCTAAGATACGTGGCACTTAATAAGTTAGCATCTAAATTTGTACAGGAATATTCATTTGAATGGTAACTATGGGCATACTACAAAAGTTTTTTAAGGCTGATATCGAGAAGGCAGCGGCAAGTCAATTAATGGCATTGATGCCAGGAATGCAAAGAGATGTAACGGCTAACCTCTACAATCAAAACGTTTTCGGATGGATAGGCAATAATCAGGTTGTATTGGATTTTGAGGATAAAGCTAAATTTGTAGATCAGGGGTTCCAAAAGAATGCGGATGTATATACTTGTATTGATATAATTAGTAAAAAAGTAGCTGAGTGCGCGTATGCCTTGTATGAGATAAAAGAGGGCGTAACTAAAAAGGATTTAAAGATTTATGAGAATATGTCTATGGCTGAGGGTGCATCAGCTAAGATGAGAACTTTGCAATTAAAAGAGCAGATGTTTAATCAGGTAGAAAGCAATCCAATTCTTGACTTATTATCTAAACCAAACCCATTGCAGACTTATGAGGAGTGGATGACTGATTTAGCAGGGTTTTACCTTTGCACTGGCGATGGTTACATATTTGGGAATGGTAAGGATGAGGCAATGACTGAAAAGCAGATTTGGTCACAGTTGTATTGCCTACCAAGTCAGTTTGTTGAGATTATCTCAGGTGGTATGTTTGAGCCAATTAAAGGTTATGGCTTAACTTCTATTTATATTGATGAGATACCATTGCCGGCCAGTCAGGTTGCGCATTTTAAATCATTTAATCCGGACTTTACGCTAACAGGTGCTCAGCTATACGGCCAGTCACCAATTAAGGCTATTTACAGAAACGTATTAAAAGAGAATGAAGGAGATAATGAGTTATTAAAGCAAATCCGTAACGGTGGCGCTATGGGTTTTATATCTCCGGATGGTAATGGCGCTGCCTTGACTAAAGATCAAATGAACTTATTGAAGGAAAAGATAGTTGATGCTAAACGTGGTGAGAGCTTAATGGATCGTATATTTCCAAGTTCAGGGCCTCTTAAATGGACTCAGATTGGATTACCTTCAACTGATTTACAATTAATTGAAAGCCTAAATATAGATACTAAAAAGATATATACTGCCTTTCACGTTCCTATTCAATTCTCAGGTAGTGAGTCGGCATCTACGGATAATAACATGGGTTGGGCCTCTAAGCAGTTAATTTATAACGCTACGGCTCCATTATCTCGCAAGATTAGAGATGCAATAAATAAATTTGTTTGTGAGCCATACGCTAAGGCATACGGAAAGAAATATTACTTTGATTTTGATTTTAGCAGTTATCCTGAGATGCAGGAGGATATGCAAAAGCTGACTGAGTGGCTAGCAAATTCATATTGGATTACTCCGGATGAGAAAAGGATTGCTCAGGGGTATGATAAAATAAGCACGCCGGAAATGGAGAAAGTTTATGTACCGGCTAACCTGGTTCCAATTGAGGATTTAAGTTTAGATCAGGCATATAACAATGCAACCATAAATGGCAAGTAGTGTAAAATATCATAAAACTTATTTGAGGCTTCATAAAGAGTATGAGGAGTATGCCTATCCTATTATAAAAAAAGCATTAGATGAGCAGATAGCTGCCATTACTAATTTCACGAATGAGAATAATTTTGATGATTTGCAGATATACATTCAATTTTTGGTAGATCAGAAACCATTATACACCGCATTAGAGCGCATATATGGCAGGGTTGGTGTATCAGCTGCAACATTCTCATACGATTGGATTAGAAACTCAGTACCTAAAACAAAGAAAGATTTTATAATTGACTTTTTTAATCCTCAATGGTATATTGAGATGGTTGAGTATTTTAGATTAATTGGAGGTAATAAAGTAACAGGAATTGATGAGACAACTATTGACAAAATTAAAAACGTATTGGCTAATATATTGGGCCAAAATTTAAGCCGTAGAGATCAGGCAAAGTTATTTGAGCAAACATTAAACGATCCGGCATTTAATCGTGCCAGGTCTTTAGTAATTGCCAGGACCGAGTCCACAACCGCTGCAAATCATGGGATTAATTTAGGGGCTGAAAGTTCGGATTATGAGGTTGCAAAGTTTTGGATCAATACAAAAGATAAACGTACAAGGCGATCACATTTATTAATGACAAAGGAACCGATTGCAATTAATCAGCCTTTTATAGTTGGTGGTGTTCCAATGTTGTATCCAGGCGATCCATCAGCTCCAGCTAAAGAAGTTGTAAATTGCAGATGTGTAATGGCAACTGAGGCAATATTAGATAGCGATGGATTACCGATATTAAAGCCTAGAACACCGCCGTATTTGAAGGGATAATTTGATATTTAAAAAATTAATATATTTGTAAGGACATGAAAGGATTATTGGAATATAAAAACTTTACGGCTGAGATTAAGGACATAGATGCAAAATCTATGACTGTTACCGGTTACTGGTCAAAATTCGGCAATGTTGATTATGATGAGGATATTATAGCATCCGGCGCAGCAAACAAAACGATTGCAGAGCGTGGCCCTATGGGGTCAAATGAGATATTCTTTTTAAATCAGCATAACTGGGCGCAACCACATGGAAAGCCAACAGTATTGGAAGCTCAGGAAAAAGGTATTTACTTTGAGTCTAAAATAGCGCCGACATCATACGGCAAAGATGCTTTAGTATTATACGCTGAGGGCATTGTAGTTCAGCATTCAATTGGATTTAGTACTGTAAAGGCTGATTACGATCAAAAGACAGGCATCCGTACAATCAAAGAAATTAAGTTATACGAGGGGTCAAATGTTACATTAGGAGCTAATCCCGAAACTCCGTTTACAGGGTTTAAATCTTTAACGATGGCTGAGATTAACGATCAAATCAGTAAAATGATTAAACTATTGAAAGATGGAAGTTTAACAGATGAGGGTTTTGGTAGGTTGGAGATAGCATTAAAGCAATTCCAATTAGAGGCGTTCACTTTAGGAAAAAATTCACTATTAACTGAGGAGCCGGCAAAGGTCACTCCGGAGGCTGATGAGCCGAATATATTAACAGAATTAATAAAACATTTACAAAGATAAAAATGGAAAATTTAGAACAAAAGGCTCAGGATTTGCTAAATGCAAACAAGGCGCAAACATTAGATGAGGCGAAGGCTATCATCACAAACGCAATCAGCGAAGCTACAAAGGCAGTTGATGCAAAGTTAGAGGATGCGGTTAAGTCTGCAAATGTTCGTATTGATGAGATGGACAAGGCATTGACTGAGGCTAAATCTGAAAACAACAGAATTAAAATGGAAGCTAAAGCATCTGCTCCGGTATCTTTCAATCAGGCTTTTCAAAATGCTATGGATGAGAACTCTGATAATTTAGAGAAGTTCCGCAGAAAAGAAATCAAGCAATTTGCAATGGAGTTAAAGACAGTTGGCGATATGTCATTGTCAAACATTACTGACCTTTCAGCTGCAAACGTTCAGATGCTACCTGGTATCCTTCCAGCTGCTCCACGTAAATTACACGTTCGCGCGTTATTGCCAACTGGAGTTATGTCTACATCTGCTATCCATTACTTACAGGAAACTGGTAGTGAGGGTTCTGCAGCTGCATGGTTGGATAATTCAGGTTCTAAGGCTCAAATTGATTTTGATTTAACTGAGCAGGTTGCTCCATCTGAATTTATCGCTGGTTACCTTCGCATTACTGGCAAGGCATTGGATGATATTTCAGCAATGAGATCATACCTTCAATCACGCTTGTTAGAGTCTTATTTAGATGCTGAGGATAATCAATTACTTAACGGAAATGGAACTTCTCCAAATCTAGGTGGTTTGATCACAAACGCTGAGGCTTATACAGGATTTAGAACTATCCAAGTTGAGAAGTTGATTGATTCAATCGCTCAAATCGAAAGCAATAATCACTCTGCAAATGGTATCTTGTTAAGTCCTGAGCAGTATTATGCTTTGCTACTTACTAAAGGAACTACAAACGATTACACATTGCCAGGATTAGGGGTTGTAAATTCAATCAATGGTCAAATGTTTATTTCTGGTATTCCGGTATTCAAATCAACTGCAATGGCTGATGATAAATATCTAGTTGGAGATTGGGCGAAAGGTGCGCAGCTATTTGTTAGAGAAAATCCAATTGTGAGATTCTTTGAAGAGGATGGTACAAACGTTAGAGAGAACAAAATTACAGTACGTGTTGAGGGTAGAGTTGCATTGCCAATCTACTATACTGATGCTTTTGTAACTGGTTCTATGAATGCAAATCCAAGTTAAGACTATTTTGGTTAATAGGTTATAAGGTGGAAAAAGCCTGTCAAGAAATTGGCAGGTTTTTTTTATTTGTATATGTTATAAAAATAATTTACTTTTGTGGTATAGTCAGGTGGCGAAATTAAAACTAATCACTTTTTATTTAAAACAAATGGAACTAGAAACAGAAAACTTAAATAAAACGCAAAACAAGCCATTACTTACAGGCGATGTTAATAAAAATGCTTTTCTACCAAACGAACAGGTAGTATTATATTTTCAATTTGATGA